AGTTACTAGCAAGAATTGTTAGTTGCCCTGCGCCTTGATCACTAATGTAACTATTCTGTCCATCATGATAGATTTGAAGATCAGAACCAGATCCAAAAATAGCTTTAGCATTATCTACAAAAGAAAGATTGCCACTAAGACCACCGCCGCTAAGAGGCAGAAAGCCAGATCCAGCAGTAACACCCTGCTCCCATGCAGAGCCAGTATATACCTTTAAAGCGTTTGATGTTGTGTTGTAAAATAAATCACCTTCATCATTATTTGCTAATGGATCACTAGAACCAATACGGTACTTTTGTGAGAAATCATTAATCAATGATATGTTGTCAGCGACCGTGTTTACGTTTGTAATTGAAGCGCTAATGGTTGTTACATCAGATATATTTGTATTAACTGCGCTAATAGATCCAATATTAGTAGCTACAGTATTAACGCTAGATATATTATTGGCTACTGTAGACAGATAACTTACAGACGGTGCAACCGCATTAACATTAGCAATGTTATCCGCAACGCTAGTTACCTTCGTAATAACATTAGCAACATCATTGATGTCATCTATATTTGTAGCGGCTAGATTAATATTTGTTGCGTTGCTGTTGACCGTACTAATTGCACCAGTAATGCCAGCAACAGTATTTATTTTTGTGAAGTCGCTAGCAACAGTCTGAATTTCGTCATAAACACTAATAACAACACCAATATTGCTGCTTAACAAGGCAACAGCATCAACATTATCAATCGATGCAGCGACAACTTCTACTTGATCAATGCTGTCAGCAACATCATTAACATCAGAAATAGAAGCGCCAACTAAGTTTACATTAGCAATATTAGTATTAACGGTATTCACATTGCTAATAGATCCTGCAACAGAAGTAACAGATGATATGTTAGACCCAACGCTATTTACGTTAGATATTGCCCCAGCAACCGTTGTGATATTTGTCTTAATGCCATCAAGAGCAGTAATCTCAGATGCAATAGAAGCAATGCTTGTTAGCTCATTGCCACTTGGCCCAATTTCTAATGCACCAGTGGTACTATTAAACTGAACAGTTTTACCTAAACGACTAGCCTTAGCAGGAAGATCTAGCGATACACCGACCTCATAGTCATTCAAAGATATAGAGCGCGATACTCGATCATCTAAATCAGCAACCTGAGTAACAAGCCGATCTAGCTGGTCATTTAAAGAAGAAGCGCTGTAAGTAGAGGTAAGATCAGTAGTTCGCTCAAGGGGTACATCTCTAACGATAGCAATCTCTGCACCAGTAGTTTGTCCGCTATCTGTTGTAATAGATCCAGTTGACCCGCTGCCGCCTGTAACCGTGTAATCAGATGCAGACAGAACCGAGCCATCTACATATACAGTCAGATCAGTGCTGGCAAAGAATTCAAAGGGAACTGTAAATACAGTTTGCCCTGATGTTGCTGTGTAATTTATACGCGGATTGTTATCTGCTACATTTATTGTCATGTGTCACCTCTCCTACTTCTTGTGTCATAAAGAAGCTGAGAAGAACAATGCACAAATAATCTAAGACAAATTATCTAAAAGCATCTTGAAACTGAGAGCTAATAAATTTCATAAACACAGTACCCGTTAAGGGAATTGTATTATAAAGCTGTTTAGCGCCACGACTACTATCACCAGCAAGTAAATTGTAGCTACCCTCGCCAATGTCTTGAAGCGTAGAAGGAGCAGCCCCAGCAAAGCCAGTTATAAAGTCTAATACATTTTGTTCTTGGTCATATTTGGGAGACACATATTTAGACATAATTGGATTGCCACCAGCAGCAAGTGATTGTTCCATAGATGTGTACATAAGATCAGTATAAAGAGCAGCTAAACCACTATAGTCAAAAGCTCTTAAAAACTTATCACGATCTGACATTTCATCCCAAACATAATCTGGAGTTTTTGCCATTACCGCTAAGTAACCTAAGCCTACAGCAGCAAACGCACCAGCCAGTCTATTTTTAACCTGTCCAGAAGTGTAAGCAGCTGTTACTTTATTCATTGAAGCAAACATAAACGAATAGAATTGAAATGGTAATGTCATTGCACCACTTTCAATTCTTACAAAACCTTTTACCACCTCATCTTCTGGTAATTTTTTAGCCCAAGGAATACGCTTACTTAAACTTGTTGGTATGTAAACAATACCATCAGAAGCTATTGGCCTATCCGCAGGAGTAGCAGAAACAATAGTATTTAAAACACCTCCATTTACTGCAACTCTAAACGTATCAACAATTTCAAGCGAAATACCGTTAGCTTCCCACTCGCCTACATTAGCTAAGTTTCTACCGCTTAACTCTTGTATTGGCGCTTTAGATATAATTTCTTTAGACATCTTAACTGAAATGCCATACCTGTTTAGATAATCCATTTCTAACTTAGAGGCTCTACCATCAACTACATTACGCATATACTTAATTAAAGTATGCTGCCGAAGAGACCCCTCAAAAGTTTTTAAAAACTCAGTTACAGGGCCAAGAAAGTTAAGAATGTGACCAACTTGTTTAGTATTATTCCAAACTCCATTTGGGTTTACATTATCAACCAAACCCTCTGATATACGGTGTTGAACAGCCCCTAGATCAATGTCTAAGCCTTCTCCAAATTCATCACGAACTTCCTTCATAGAAAGTCTAATTTCTGGCGTGTTAAACATTTTTAACGCATGGGTAAAAACATCGCCTACATCGTGATCCATAATTATTCTTGCAAAGTCAGGCAATGAAGCAAAGCCAGCGGTTCCAAGATAATTTAAAGAAGTAAAATCTCTAAGAAACTGTGCAGCCTGTATATCCCAACGAGATGGATCTCTGTAAACACGGCTCATAACTCTGTTTTCTAATACAGTAAAGTTTTTGCGCGCCTCATCTATAAATGCTTTATCATAACCATCTGCAACTAACTGATCGTTAATTTCATTCCATACTCGCTCTGGGCTTTTACCATTGAATAAACGAGAGAAGTGATATTTAGGAGCAGTCTTTGTTGTGTAGTTTTTCATAGCTTCTAAAGGATCTTGCTGAATAAAATCCCATAGCTGCCTGTTATCTATATCTAGCATTCTGTGAGCTAGCTTAACGCTACCCGTTAATCCAGACACCTCTGCTGGACTAAGAGGATCAGGATCATTAACAATCTGATTGTATAAATCATCAACAGCCTCCATTGCACGAGCAGGATCTGCTGGTAGTGATTTACGTTCATACAGTTTTGTTTCTGCATTGTAAAAAGGTATAGATCCACGATTTACAAAGTGTTCGTAAATAATACTTTTAAATCTTTCTGGATTTGCTTTTATTCTAACTACATCAAATATTCTATTAAAGTAAGGCTCTTTCCCTTTAGGCCCAGCAGGACTTGACTGCACTACACTTAAAGCAGATTCATAAGTTTTAATTTTATCTTCTGTATCTTTTAATCGCTCTTCGTAATAATCTTTACCTCTGTCCGTAGTAGCTAGTTTATCCTTAACTCTAGCTAGCTCTACTTTAAGAACATTTATTTCAGCTTCTAATCCAGTTCGACCAATTTGATTATTTTGTTCTGTTACACTGCGCCAACGATCATAGAATTCCTGCATGCCTCTTATAGTTCTTGCTTCAGCATCGTTTGCTGGTGATTCGCCAAACAATCGTTTTCTATTCATTTCAACTAAAAACTGTCGATATGTTGGCCCGCTTCCAGTCACAGATCTTGTCATGCTACTGGTGTTAAATTGAAATAAAGTTTTGTTAGATGCGCCTGTGGCTTCAGCGTATGACTCTCTTGCCAGTCTGTTAAATTGCGCCCAATGCCTGCGCTCTGTAGCAGCAGCAATAAAAACACTTTCATTAGAGGGAACACCAGCAATATTACCTCTTGTTACCCTTCCAAAATCACCAGCCATTTTAAGGGAAGCGCTTTTTAACATATTCAACCCATCATAAGTAGCACCTATAGGGTCAAGCTGTTGAATCCTAGAAAGCGGTGAGGGAACAGGATTAAATGTACCCTCTCCCAATCTGTATGGATCAACTACTCCCGCAACTGTTGCATTATCTACAAGCCTTGCAGATTTTTCATCAACAAACTCTGAAAGCCTAGATGACTCGTCATCTAACATATTTTGCAATCTTTGCTGAAAAGCAACATCATCATCTGATTGATTAGGTTTATTGCGAGCTTGATCTAAACCCTCAGTAAGACCGTATATACGTCTTTCAGTAGCGGTAATTAATTCAGATAATTCGCTATCTTCTTTAGCTCCGTGTGCTCTTTGTTCTCTTTGGGTAGCAGCAAATTCCTCAACTCTATTTTGCAAGTTTTCCATTGCAGTAATTTGTTGCTGTGTATCTCTAAACTCTCTATGAGAGTTAATAACAAAGTTTCTATGTGTTTTTACGCCAAGGTCTACAGTGCCTCCAATAGCTGCGCTTAAAGCTGTAGAAGTTACAACAGAGGAAACAGCCCTATCAACAGTAAAATTAGCGCCACCAAAATATCTAGCTGTTTCAATACCAGTTTGAAAAGCAGCCCCAGTAAGACCAGCATTTGCAATTTTGCTTAATAATGTAGGGCTTTTAAAAGCAACAATTCCTGGGAGTAAATTAGAAACATCAAATGCAGCAGCGCCAACATGAGCAGTCCAAGGCGCATTAGACGCAATAGCCATTCTGTTAGATTCACGTTGTATTTGTTGATCTATAAAATCAAACTCAGCATCGCTTTGAGCATCCATTAATTGATCTTGATATGGAAAATGCCTTGGCTCTAAACGTTTGCTTAGATCAAAACTAGGATCAGCATCAAACCCAAAGTTTTTAAGATAAATACCAGATGCAATATCTAATGCTGCTTCTACATTGCTTTGAGCTAAGGCCTGATAGCCTGTGTATTTTTGAGCAGATGTTTTTTGTAGAGGCGTTAAGTTAAATTCTTCCATGTTTACCTCTTAAAAGTTTTTAGAAACTCTTGGAAATCTGAAGCTGATTTACCAAATGTTGCAAGAGAAACATTAGAATCTATCGGTATAATTTGACCATTTTGATCTACAGCAGCTAATCTAAACTCAGCTTTACTTGTTGATGAGTTTACTGTTGGAAACAAAAATAATTCTCTTTTGCTACCCATAAAGCTTGTATCAAATTCAGCAACTCCAAGAGGGGTTTGATACTCACCTGTAGCGTAAGCCCTTACGCCAACGCCTCTTGTTAAAACTTTTCGATCATCGAATGTATCCATAGTCATGCGTAGATACTGTCGATTAAACGCAGGCTCTCCAATCTCATTAATTAATTGTTGCTCTACAAAAGCTATAGCAGCATCTTTGTTTGCACCAAATATAGTAGAGTTTAAGTTAACATGCGTTTTGTCGTTAAGAGGATTGCCAGTTAAATCTACAACATAAGGATCTTCAGAAAAGTTATTAGCAAAAAAGTTATCTACAGTTTCTAACGCTGCGCTTTGAGAAGCACCAGCAATATACAACCCTCTAAGATAGTCTGTCATTACCCCATGCAACTGAGGCGAGGCATCATACTTTGATCCAATAGTTCCGGACAAAATATTGTAGATGCTTTTATGATCGAAGCCTCCCTTAACTCCATAATTAGCAACTAAATCATTATCAAAGCCTTGAGGGTCAGCGCGAAGCTTATTGTAAACAGTTCTAATTTCATCAAGGTACTCAGGAGGCACACCATATGTAGCAGCCTTTGTAATCCCCTCTATAACGCCTAAAAGCTCAGTCTTGCCAAACGCATCAGAAGCAGCAGGAGTAGTTACTGTGCGATTCTCAGAATCAGTGTATGAGCCTACATTGCGCCACAGCGCTGCCATATCTTGCAAATTAATGTTTTGACCATTATACGCAGCGCCTGTTGCCGCTCTCTCAAAATATGTTTGAAGTGAAGTCGGCATTATTTCTCTAGATCTAGAAAATATAAAGCTAAGAAACTGACCGCCAGCATATTCAGGCGTTCCAGCCTCAGCAGATAAATACTTGTTAGAGTTAGTATAAAGATCAGAAGGAATGTCAGGTAAGTTAAATTTAGTCAAAGCATATTGCTCAAACTCATTTCTTACCTTTACAGTATTTGAGTCTTTAATAGGAAAGCCACCCTCAAAGCTTTGTATTTGAAGATTGTTTTCCGCTTCAAGCTCTAGAGCTTTAACAAACTCAACCTTATCAAGTATAGAAGACTGAGCGTAACTAGATAATTCTTTCCATTGATCTGAAGTCGATCCATAGTTTAAGGCAGCATTCTTTAAAGCATTAAACGTTTCAGTATCAAAAAAACTATTTTTTACTTGAGATACAGTTGGGTCATTAAGAATAGATGAAATTTCTGGAAAAGCATTTTCATCGTCAATAGCTTGAACAATTAAGCTTACTTGCCTACGAGAAACTTCCTTAGAAAGCTCTGATCTTAAACCATCTCTAACTCCTTTACTTGTGTTTTTACTTGAAGCAATTTTATTAATTGCGCTAGATCTTGCGTCTTCTAACTCAGATACAGTAGATGCGTCAAAAATATTAAATCTATCAAGCACCAAAGATTCTCTTAATCCAGCATCAGCTTGCTCAACAAGATTTTGCACACTTGCATCTCTAGCAGTATTTAATCCCTTAACACGCTCAAGGTAACTTGTAACCAAAGACTGCCTGTCTCCTGCATCTGGAATTTTTTTAAACGTACTTCTTAAAAAATCTACGGCTTTTGCTTCATTTAAAAGAGGGAGCTTAGAAGCTAAAGCATTTGGCTGAGAGGCTAAGAGATTAATTTCAGATATTAATAGCTCATCATCTTGAGCTACATCTGTTAAAAAGTCAGAAATTGTTGCAGTAGCATTTGCAACCTCAATAAACTTAAGGTCATCAAGATTTCTAATTCCAGCTTTGCCTAATTCACCTCTAATCTCCTCAATAACATCTAGTCTGGATTCACCAGTTGCATTAACTATTCTTGCAAACATATCTTTCTGATTATTTTGAAGAAATGTTTTCTTTATTTTTTCTTGATTGTTAGCAACAAATGTAGCTCGCTCCTTTAAGCCATTAGCTATTCCTTGAAGTTGGCTTGTACTTGCTACTGCAAACAAATCGCCAAGTATTTTAATTTCTTGCTGAGAGGCATTCATGCCAAGTGTTTTTAAGGAGGTAATACTTCCAGACTGAAGCGCTACTTTTAATTGACTTAATTTGTCTTCATTTTTTTCTATACTCTCAGGCAAGTTCTTTAGAACAATGGCTGTTAATACTTGATCCTCTGCTTTTTCAAGTAAGCCTTGTAGTTTATTTACTGTTTCAGTTTTTAAAAATCCTTTGCCTTGAAGGTTAGTAATGTTGAATAAACGGTCTCTTAATTCTTCTATTCGCTGATAGCCAGCATTAGGTTGAACAGTGGCTATAGAAAAAAAATCATTATCATCTAAGCTACCTGAGAGCCTTAAATTACTATTATCTTGAGCAATTTGAAGATCATCAAGTCTTTCTTGCGTTTCAGTATTAATCTCTAAAGTTTGTGCTGCATTATAAACATCTAAGCTTTTTCTAGAAACGTCTGCTTTAGCACCAAAATCCATAATATCGCTAGGATCATCAGGCAAATATTTTAGTATTTCGTTTTTAATCTTTTGAAGCTTTGGGGTAAGTGGAACTGAATTTGTTGTGTGTCGAATAAATGATTGAACTAAATTAAATCTTTCATTTGGCGTTAAAGGGGTCATTTTGTTATTTACATAACCCAAAGCAAAGTTGGTACTTCTTTGGACTAATGTTCTAGATTGCTCAGTATCATCCCCTGCAACAGAAGCTAAATCTGTAAACTCACTTTTAATAAATTTTTGAGCAGATAAAAAGGCATCAGGACTACCGCTCAATCCAGCATCAAATGCTCTATCTAGCTCTTGTTGCTGCCTACGAGCTAAATCAGCTTTGGCTTGAGCTTTTTGCCTTTTAATATTTGCTTGCTCTAAAGCAGCTACAGATCTTGTTGTCCAAACAGCACCAGTATCTCTGATAAACTGACCATATTCATTTCCGGCCTGTTCTGACATTTGCTCAAGATACTCGAACATTCCTTTAGAAAATAACTCAGTAGAATTTGAGCGACCATCTACAGCCTCAGCTAGTACAGATGCTTTAGCGTGTATCTCTTCTTCCATTGATTGCTCAAAACGAGAGTTAACAACACGTTGAAACGCTGCTGCTTTAGCGCGCCCCATTCCGTCCATCTCATTAAGGGCCACAGGTTTTTTTGTTTTAGGATCAATGCCTTTAATATCAGAAAGCGCTACAGACTTGCCAAGCTGCTCTCCAGTTTGCTTTGCTTCGGTTAAAGCTTGCTCAAAAAACATTTGAGAAAAAGTATCAGCAGAGCGAGCAATAGCCTCGCCTGTAATTCTTCCACCCTCACTAGCTCTAGCTATACCAATAGGGCCAATCGAATACTGTCTTTTTTCTCTAATAACCGCCATCTTACTACCTAACTGTTCTGTAATCATTTATTCCAGTAGCTATTGTTGTTAGGGCTCCAATTCTACCGGCTTGCATTCTAGCCCTGCCTTCAATTCTCATTGCTGTTGCTTGCTGCTGAAGTTTAGCCATTTGAGCTTGCCCCATATAATCAATTCGATCAGCATCTTCTCCAACAATATCTTTCTGTTTATTCAGATAAGCTTTAACTGAAGCATCAGAAGACACATCTCGCCCCATTGCAAAAAACATTGATTTATTTGTAGAGGTATTTGATCTCCATTGTTCTAACCTATCATTATGGTTTTGAACCGTTTGTATTTTAACTCTAACTTTATCAGTTTCAGTATTAAACGCATTTAAACGAGCAGCTTCTTGTTGTGCTTGTGCTGCTTGCATTTGACCAAATGCGCTTATGCCAGATGCTATAAGATTAAATATCCCAGACATTAAACTATTAACTCCGCTACTAATCCATTTACTTGCATACTAACTGGTGAATCTTGCTCAATAGTTATCTGTGGATTTCTATTATAACCTAGTAATCTAACTTCCTTCTTTCCAGTAAAGTTAGAATTTATAACTGGCCTGCTGTTCACCTTCATTGATTCAGTATTCTTAACGTCAACAACCACATTCGTAATGCCTCTAACTTCACCAGTGGCAGGGCCATTGCCTAAGCTTGCATCTACAGGATTAGTAATAATCTTTGATGTAAACGCCTGACCGACTGCAATAGTTTTTCCTGCATAAGCATTTAAATCTATTTTAGATTGTGAGTCTAAGGTAGACAAACCTATTAAAGAATTGTCAGAGGTATCGACCAAATAAACTTCTGAGTTTGGTTCAAGAGTATCACTCAGATCATAAACAAAAGAATCTACCTGCAATGTTATTCTGTCGAACTTAATATAGAATGGAAAGTTTGTAGGCTCTCCCTCAATTATAAATTGAATTTTAGGATTGTCTAAATTGCTGGTAAGGACAAATGTTTCATCTAACCCATTGGGGTAAGTCCCAGTAGCGCCATCAACTACCACACTATCATCAGTAGCATCAATAATTTGATACTTAATGTCCGTTTGATGCACATTCATCCTAAATGATAGCCTATAGGTTATGCCTGAAAGCAAAGGATATTCAGCTAGATAAAACACTTCATTTGGATAAGTGTTAGAAAAAAGCCTTTCCATGTTAAGATTTACGCGGCTACCAGAACTAACTGTCCAATTAACATCATATGTTCCCGCTGGATAATACCAAGTAGCGGTACTTCCTCCAGATGTGTATTCAACAGGGGTTGAGTTATTATTAAATCCAGAATCATCTACCCCAGCAAGCTGCTGGACTTGAAAAACACTATAGTTATCTAAGAATATATTATCGTGAAACTCACAAAGATTAAGCTTGTTATTGTACCAAACATTAACAAACAACCTATCGTGAATAGCGCATACAGAAGAAAAAGTTCCATCTGTAGTAACTCTAGTCCAAGAGGCTTTCTTCTCAGCCCTGTTAGAGCTAAACAAAGATATATCACCATTCGACAAAGTTATGGCTGCATATGAATCTGGCAATCCAAAGCCGCTATGAGCAACAGCTAAATATTTAGGTTTATCTATTAAATGAGAAGCAATAGTGGATATTGAAGTTGCAGTATAAGCCTCTTCTGTATCTGTATATAGGTATTCCCTTACAGTCCTACCGCCCATCTCCGAAAAGATAGTAGCGCCATCAATAGAAGAAGGCTGAACAAACTCAGTACCGTATGGTGTTTGCTTTCTAATCTGAGCGTTTGTTGGAGTAATGGCTTGATTTAAGTAAGTAGGTACATACAATTCACCAGTCGCAGTAAAAATCTGCAAGTCACGGTTGGAAACCATATATCTGATTTGGTTTACATCACCCGTTGCAGCAACAATCTGTATTGAATCTGCATCAGCGGCCTCACCTACATCAAAGTTAAAGAAACTACCAATCTTACTCATCCAGATATTATCTGGCTCTGCTATTGTTCCACCAAAGCACAAACGGTTTTCATGGAATGTTACAGCGGCAGGGTAGCCTCGAACAGCTGACCAAGACTGCTCATCCCAATCTCGAATAGGTGCGTGTGAAACTACCTTAATATTACCACCGCCATCTTCACTATCATTAGCGGTTCCACCAGCCTGATAGGTATAAGTATTCTCGTCAATAATTTCTCTGACTTGATCTGTAACATTTAATTGAGCAGTGTTAATTCCACCAGTTGCGCTAGCACCCTCAATCGTAATTGCATCACCAACATTAAGGCCATGATTTAAATGAGTAACCTCTACAAGATTAGATCCATCAGCGGTTCTTAATGGATTTAAAACAGACAATCTTATTTTAAGAGTGTCTAAAACATTGCCAGTAACCACTGTTGCTGAAGTATAGCCTGTAATTAAAACCTCAGACTCATGATACCGAACAGTAACTCCTACATGACTTGGAACCCAATAATCTGCGCTTGTTGTGAGCGTAATACCAGTGCCAGTTATTGCTGATGGATCTAGCGTTACGCCATTGGCTTGGAACGTAGAGTAAGGTTGATAAGTAACTTTGTTATCAGCCCTTTGATCAAAGCTATAAACGCTAATCTCAAACGCATCTAGCGCAGTTCTTGTAAGCATACGCGGTGCAAACAAGGGGTGACAGATAAACATTACATCACCATACTGAGCAAATGTATATTCCTGCAAATACTCTTGATCAAAAGGCAAAGCATTACTGCTTGTATCTTGCGTAATAGTTTCTACTAAATGCAAGTTACCAGCAGTGGTGTAGGTTCCAGAATTATCTAAGAAGAAGCAACGAACCTTCTGATGCTCCACAGAAATTACATATGATTCATTATCATCAAACTCAAACTTAAACAAATGAGATTGCTCAGGATAAGAGGCATTGTAAGTAATCGAATAGTTGTAATGGTTTTTTAATCCGTATCTCTTTTTAAGAGAGCCTTCCGCTGTAACAACCATATTCTCTACGCGCTGTGCAGATGAAGAATACACAGGGGAATCAGTTCTCATTATCAAAGAATCGCTGATTTCGCCAAATTGAAAGCTATTCTGGGGTACTCTAACTTTCTGCATTAGCTACGCCTTTGACTTATAAACCTCGAAGTGTTTAGCTTTTTAGTTGTTTGCTGTTGTGAATCAAGTCTACGCGCTCTCATCAAGAACTGCTCACCCTTTTGCTCCATCAAAGAAGCCAGCTGGGCATCGCGCGCAACAGAAATAGAAAGCATAGCAGCTACTTGAAACTCTACAGCCATTGTAAAGTAAGGAGGCCAGTAAGCCTCATCCGCTCTAAATATATAATCAGCTACAAGAACCTCAGTCTCGTTAGCATCGCAATAAACCTTATCTCCATAAGTATCATAGATAATAGGTTCATCGTTTATTGTTACAGCACTTAGCATAATAAGATCAGACGGAAGCTGGTAAGCTGCATCGTATCGACCAGTTGGTGCCGCTACGAGTCTACTAATCTGCTGTTGATTGGTAGCAAAGCGCCATCTTGAGTTAGTTAGCGCAGCACGGGCAACGTCTTCATATACAGCGTCAACCACATCAGCTTCAGCCGTTCCCTCATCAAACGATTGGATAGGAGAGCCGCCCATTAGTATAGAGGCGCGGGAGCATATTTTGATTGCTGTATTTGCTGGCATAAGAAGTTAGGGGGCTTTCGCCCCCCTCCTATTAGTTGTTGTCGAGAACTTCAAACACACCGTCATCATCGATAACGACAGATCCCATAGACATCATTGATGTCGCAAGGTGCGCTACCTTCTGCGGTACATAATTGACCTCGGTCTGAACATCAGAGTTAATACCAATGCCTACAGCACGAGCGTGGTAAGCAAAGTTTTTGCCGCCAGCTACCGCTGAAGTTGAGAAAATCTTGAATCCCAAGAACTCTTTCATTGTCATGCCACCAGCAAACGGAAGGCTTTGTGGCCCAACGTAATCTGATGAAGCAAACTCATTAATGTTAAACAAGTCAGCAAATCCAGCAGGAGACATAGCTAAGTAACGCTGTCCGTCTTCCGGAATATCTTCTGCACCAAATGTTTGAAACAAGGTCAGAAGATCTGCTTTTTCAATCGCTGAAGATGTATCGTGGATTTGAGTTGAGTTAGCACCAGCATCCATAGCTGCTACAATCAAAGCATCAGTTTGGCGACCCAAGGCAGCAGCAGCAGATTGCGCTACAGCTTGACGCTCGTTGATGTTGATTTTCAATTCATCCAGCTTGTCGATATACTCAGCTGCATAGTAATCAGCCATAGTTGCTTCGACATTTGTGTGCGCTAGTTCCATTGTGGAAACATCGCCATTGCGTGTTTTAGTTGATGCAGTGCCTTTTCCAATTACTTGGAAACGTGCAGTTGAACCAGTCACATTGGTTGAGCGTACTGTGTTGCGGAGTTTAGAACCCATACGCTGATATGCCATGTGAACTTCTGATTCAAACTGTTTGATAAAGGCTTGGTCAATAGTATTAGCCATTTTACAGTCCTATTTTGAAGTTACAGTTGCCAACGGGTATCCACTCTTTCACTTCGGCAAGGGTATCCTTTCGGGCCTTTCAGTGCGTTATGGGCCGTAATTCCCCATCGTAAACACTTTTTTCATTTGGATTGCAACGCACAAAATCAACGTACTTATGTGGAGGGGAGCTAGTTACACCCACGGGCTCAAAGCCTAACCATACTGCCCAGTCTACCATAAACTCATAATCAGCAAGTATAGTCATAGTCATCTGCGGTTGAGTTTTGTCCAGATAATTAACAAGCATCTTGGAGCCGCGAGCTATAGTTGTGAAGTTTTCTTTTACCTTGTCAGAAAACATAAAGAACATCTGAGGATAATCTTGATCTTCAGCATACCAAAGACCGCCTACCGCAGTAAATATCTCACCCTCTTTACGAACTAGGTAGCATTCAGAACATTCATACATTTCTGTAATGGCTTGCTTAATATCCAAGTGACCAAGGATTTTAAGCTCTCTTATGTTTTCCTGACTCAGATTGGCAGCAACCTCATCAATATGGTCAGAAGTAAAAGGGGTTAAGTAAAACTTACCCCTCTTGAGAATCTTAACCTCCATAAAGACGCTTAAAGCCTTCTTCTACCTGCTTAACATAAGCAGTGTCATTCTTATCCCAGTATCTAGGATCTTGCATCATTTGGT